CTCACCACTGGGATGACTGGCCAATTTTCATCCGTCACTACCTCATATACTGAAAAATCTTCACCTCTGTGTTGATATCCAACCCATTGAACAGAAGCAGGATAGAACTTTTTAGCAGTCTTTATCTCATCAAAGGTGATATAGAATGGGTGGTCGGATTTAGCAGAATGTTCCTTCTGAACATCATCATTTCCTACACAATGGGCAGCTGAAACAAATAAGTATCCTTTTGAAGACTTTTCAAAGATGGTAGCGGTGCAGAGCATCTTCATTGAACCGCTCTCATCTTGAGAATAAAGGAGGGCCACAGCTTTGTTCACCTTTTCAACTAATGCTTTGTCATCAGCTGCTAGAGCTTTGAGTGGTGAGAGGATTAGACTAAGTGTTAGAATGGTTGAAATAAATTGTTTCATTAGTCTCCACCGGCAGTAGAGCCAAAGGTTGGATTTATTGTAACTTCAGTAATTGTAGGAGTGTTTGGGAGCCAAGGACTTCCTGGTGGAGAAGCAGCGTATTGGTAATTATTGGTAACTGGATTATAATACCAAACTGATGGGATTGTTGCAGTATATGTAACAATTGCCTGAATACGATCTACATCATAATTTGCTGCAGAAAAAATTCCAGGTGGTGTAAAGTCTATGTAAACTCCAATAAATATACCAGTTATAAGATCTAAACTAATCCAAGGATTTCCAGTCATTGGATTAGTTGTTAATGTAATTGTCCAATCTTGATAACCTGCTCCTGGCCAAATATAAGGGTTACCAGCTTGTTGATCAAAACTTCCAGATGCTTCTTGTATTGTAGCACTCAAACCATAACATAAATATAAATTACTATTGGCTATAAAACCATTAGCTCTATGATGATATATAAATTGTATTTGACTTATTGTAGCCGCTATAGGAAAAAGAGAGGCATCTACTTTTGCCATCCAGAAACCAATTCTGTCAGCAAATTCATCTCCATTAAATAATGAATGTACATATTTACCATCTTGTTCAATCAAGCATGTTGCTAGATCTGCATCTCCAACCGGTGTAATTGAATATAAATCTTCAGGTACGGCTGGATTTTTACCTGATCCAAAAGAACCAGCTAAAATTGGTAAAGTAATCGTTGCCATATTACCAGTATTCTACCCATAATGCTTCTGAATAACTTGGGTCCTGATACTCTCTCAATCCTAATGACTGTAAAAGGTGGGCCTTCTCAGTAGCATAAATTGCTAACCAAGCTGGGTCAGGACTTCTATCATCCCTCTCCTTAGCTCTGGCAAATGCTACTGTATAAGCAACAATTGCAGCATCTGCTTCACCGGGAATTGGAATGTAAGACGAACCTGTTAAGGCACCAAGGGAAGGAACGTAGCTAAAGGCAATGAGAACAGTGGATGTCACCTTAGGGGCGACAACAATTGTAGGAGGACCAATTGGTGTTCCCTGTTGCATGATTGCATAATAGAGAGTATCATTGGTTGGATCGATAGCATCTCTTGAGCGGGCGAGTTGAAAGGTGTTATTTTGATATTCTAAGGGTTTAAATAAGAGCCCATGATTTGCACCATTTACCGATAAATCTCGGGGTTCAATCATTAGAATTTTATGAACATCAGCTGGGACGCCTGTTAGAGTTGTAGCTCCGGCCACATATGAGACATTAGTAGTATCAATGGTAAGATAGTGTTCCTGCTTCAAGTCAACAACATCTCTCCAAAGGTCTCTAGCACCTTTAATGGCGATCTCAGTTAACTCAGCATCGCTCCAGAATTTTGGAACTGGTTCAATGAGACGATTTCTGACATCAACTAGAAGAGCAGTGAAGGTTGTTGCCATTATACAACTTTCTTATTTACAATACACTAAAACTATTCAGACTTAGCCACTGACCAATAAAATAATAAGCTAACGTGGCTGATAGGAAACGCGCATTTCTTGCAAGGTTAATATTTGTGTATTCATAGCAGTTATATTGCCCACTGCACAAAGAAGATTCATCGCATTAGCCCAGGTTAATGTACTCGCATTAGAGTAAGCAGCAGATTGAGTAGTTGTAGCTCCTTCCCAATTAGTCCACCAATGAGAACTTTGAGATGTAGCAGAAAGTCTTGTAATCCATCCTCTAGCGTGCCAAGAAAGAGTTCCTGAATTTGCAGCAGAGGATTCACTAATAAAAGTCAAACCGCCTGTAAATGTTCCAGTAGTAGTGGAAAATGCTGAATAACCTAAATTACACGATAAATTTTTATTCTCAGCAGCAGCTGTTCCTAATGTTACGTTTACTTCAACATATAATCCATCGCCATTAGTAGATAATGTACCGGCTGGTAATGAATAAGCAGTAGTTGTCACCCAAACGGTACTTCCACTAGAAGTTGCAACCGCTGGATTTTCCCAATATAATGTACCGGCTGGCTTATAAGTTTGTGTTCCTCCACCGGCTAATGCACTTAACTTTAGATTTCCTGAGGAATCTACAGCTACTGGAGTAATAACTCCACTAGCTAAACCATACATAACTTCTGCGGTTTGAGAGGTAACTTTACTTACAAATAAACTACCTATTAGTAATGCAATACCAACAATCAAACCTGTGAACTTTTTAATTGAAGACAGCACTTACATTACCTCCCGAAGTAACCTTTAATGAAACCAATGATGTTCCTGATCTACCAAATAATACTTTTACACCCTGAGCAATTGCTGGTCTGGACAATAGGGAACCTAAAAACACCCCTAATAGAAACAATAAAGTAGTTTTTATATATTTATTCATTCAGGACACTCTCTTAAATAAAATGGTAAAGGAGGCTGCAATTTTAAAGGTTCTAGGTGATGATTAAGCTTTAATATACACCAACCTACACCAAGAGCAATTCCTAATATTAATAGAGCTAATATAGCCATAATTAAGCTGCCACATTATTATTAGGTTTTAGGTAGGCTAATACTTCACAATGACCAACATTACCAGCACCTGAAGCATTCCAAACTAAGTTTTCTGCTGTCGTAATTGGCCTACCTTCCGGACCAAAATCAAAATCCCACCGAGTTCCAGCACCAGGACTTGCAGGAATTGCTGCAATTTGAAGGGCAGTAGATGAATCTTCAAATGAAACTGATTGGGCCGCTGAAGTTGTAATCCAGGCGATAATTCGCTGGACATAAACAGTATAATTAGTTTTCCCTGTAACCAATGTATAATCAGAAGTTCCTACAACAATATTTGTAGTAGATCTTACATCTTGATAAATTATTCTACGACGAGTATAATCGCCACCGGGCATATTTTTATTCCTTTACTACCTCAGCCTCTACAATATTATCTGTAGTAGGTGGATCTTGTGGAAAAAGTATTGGAATGAGCTGTTCCATTGCTGAAACAGCCCCTTCCCATTGTTGAAATGCTTTATAAGCATCATTACGTTTTTCAATGGTCATTTTCAGGGTCGATTCAAGTCGCGCAGCGCATTCACACATATGATAACCTCAACAAATTAATTATTATGAAACACCTGAGTAGAGCGCAATATAATAAAGTGTTGAGCCAATCTTTACCGTTAAACTCTTTGCTAAAGTTGTAGGAGCTGTCGCATTAAAAAATGTTGGTGCAGCTGCTGTAGTTTTTAGAAAATAGTCCCAATCCTTTTGATCAGATGTTGGAACGTGGATAACTGCACAACCGCCTGTATATGTTCCAGCTGAAGGAACTTGCAGATATGCATATAAAGCCGATACTACACCAGAAATGGTCGAAGAACCTGTTGCAACGTTGAGATCAATAGCCGCCTCAAAAGCTCTAACGTCTCCTGAAACTGTACTGGTACCTTTTAGAATAGGGGCACCTTGAACAGCTGAGATAGCTGCTACGTTAACCGAGTCCTGTGCGCGAGGACTTGCCTGAATACCATATACTGCACCAGTTGAGGTTACAGTCTGTGATGGTTTTAGCTGAAGACCAATAGAATCACCAGTTGCTTGAGTATAGTCTCTGCTATTGATTAAAACTGGTTTATTATCACCCTGAGTATTAAGTTTTAGATTCTGGTTATTTCCAGAACTATCTTTACCAGGATAAATAGCACCACTTACAACACCTAAAGCAAAAGCATTAGGTTTATCCGGAGATGCTACGTTAAAATTTGCTAAGGCTGATGCAATAGTACCATCAGGGTGGGTAAATTTATGAAGAAAATGTGTCGCCATTTTTAGGGGTACCTTTTAAAGTGGGTGATAGCCCCTGCCATCACCCAACTTGGTTAATTGTTATTATGCACCTACAATGACAAAGCCGTCTACACGGTTTGCCTTGAGGGTAAGAGTTGAGCCAGTACGGGTAGTATTCTCAGTAACAGTTAGACCAGTTGAAAGGGCGCGACCATCTGGATAAACGATTGTTTCAGATCCAGCAGCTGTTAAAGCAAATGCCAGATCTTGAGTACCATCAGTTGCTGCAGTTGATGCATGGTTAGTACCTTTGACAATGGTTTCTACTGAACCTACTTTACGTAAAAATACTGCATAGAGTGTGCAAGCAGCATCTACTAGGATCTGAGAAGCATTATTACCACCATCTGACGCAGAATAAGTTCCATCAATATTCTTGTAGAATAGATCAGGATTACCCTTATTCATTGCTAGATGAAGGAAGAGGGCCTTGAAAGCATAGTAGTTAAAAGGACTATTTGTGTTTGAGGAGGTGCCAGTAGCATTACCATAAACACTGATATATGCCTTCTGACGAACTAGATTTGCTGACTGTGTAGTTAGAGACATTTTGAATACCTATAATTCCTCTAATCGCAGAGGAAGGCGTCTCGACAATTTACCCTGGTCAAGATCAGGAGCCAGCTGACTATAAGTGGCAGCTGAATCACGCTAGATTATTTTATTAATCTAGTTTTATAGTATCGCCAAGCCGATTTAGCAGTCTCAGTTAGAGCCTCATCAGTTTTAATATCCCTCATCATTTCTTCTCTAGCTTCTCTACCTTCAATGTCATTGATAACCTTCTCGGCGCCACCAAGTCTCCAAGGGGCACGATTGGCTAATTCAGTAAACATATATGGATTATCCCAGTTTGGTCTAGCTTTAATAGAAGTAACCGGAACTAATGAGTAAGATGCCAACATTTTAGTATCTGATTCATTAAAAAGAGCTTCATTAACGATATGATTGGGAAGATTTAATGGTCTACGCTGAGTTAATCGATAAACACAATCCTGACGAGATGGGACTACCACTAATGAGGAATCGAAATCATGAAGCTTCTGTAGCCACCACTGGGGTGGTTTGGCAAGCTGGTAACGATTAGTATCTTCAATCCAATTAGTCATTAGAGTTTAACGATCACCAAATCGAGTGTTACTCGCTAAGGGAAGGGTCTGAGCAACATCTCGAACCGAATAAATTCCATTATCACCCTTAACCACTTCCTCATTCTTATTTAGAGGAGCACGATTCATACGTGTGATAGCTTTAGAATTCTGTTCAACTGGAGAGTCATCATCACCCTGTTCAAGGATTGCAACAAGATAGTCCATTGATCCAGAATATGGATCTTCACTGCCCATTACTGGATTCTGACGCTTAATTGCTTCAGCTACAGTAAGAGGTAAAGCTTCCTTTGCATGAGCCTTAATTCTATAGGGTTTTCCGTCCCAAGTTCCGTCTACGTTTTGTGAGGTACGATTATAAAGTGTAACAACTTCCATTTGATTTGAATCCTTTGAAAAGTAGGAGGACCCATCTCTGAGTCCTCCATACTACGATTACAAGATTAAATTTATGAACCAGCTGCTCTCTGGACGATGAGCGACTGACCAGTGATTCCATCAAGTCTAGCACAGAATGCTGGATACTCTAGGAAATACTGCTTACGCATACGATACCATGCCTCAAACGCATCTCGACCGGATGTGCCGGTACCAACACGCCATAGCACGCTACCATCTTCATCTACCCACTTGCCTGGCTCAGAGACATACTCTCTAAAACCAGCATTAGCCACGTCAAGGAACATCATGACATCTAATGGGAAATCCCTTAGAGCGCGGACGGGAATTTCACCGAATGGAATATCACCCTGCTTAAAAGCAGCCGTCCCCGGATCTGGCTTATTGAGCGAAGCACCCATATAACGACGATCAGCATCTGTAAGCTGAATTACCAGCCGACGTGTTGAGTGATGGCAAAGAATATTACTAATCTTACCGTTCAACTTCTGATCAACGATATCTGATACACGCTGAATGAGATCAGTTGATAAGGCACCTGTTGAAGCAGTTACATAACTTGAGTAGGCTGGAATCTGTGTACGATCCAAGCCATAGTAGCTCGCACGATATGTACCATCATCAACAAGGGCCATTACACCCCACCATGCATGTTCATAGGAGGTATCTAGAATATCAGTTACAGATGAGTTGGCAACCTGAACGATGAAATCGCCATCTGCCCAACCTGTCTGAGTTGATGCATCTAGAGTTACAGTTGTTCCACCATTTGAAACAGCTGTTACCTTACGAATTGAGGTACGAAGATTTCCTGTATTAGGATCTACTGCACCGATGAACATACCTACTGAAAGGAATCTATTGCCGAAATTAGCATTTGTAATCCCGCCTGGATTCTTTAGGGTAAGGGTAGTTGTATTATAGGTACCACTATTACCAACTGCTAGAACTCCACGACCATCAGAGTTGAGCGCGTACTCATCTCTACGGGACATGTCATCAATTAGGTACTGCATCTCCGACTTACGAGCACTAATGAAAGCACCCTCATTGGAGGTTGAGTCCTGCATGACTTCCCAAGTCATTCTAAGCCGTGACATCAGCTTCCGCTGATCCACGAACATACGTGAATAACTCTGGTTTCCAGCATCAGCAAATGCTGAATCTTCACCAACGAACATTGGTGAAACGTTACGACCAGTATGTGCTAGCCTAACGATTTCTCGCCCTCGAAAGGGCACTCTTTCTGTTTTAATTAGGTCACGTAAAGGGTTTTTGTTATTAACACCTTCCGCAACACCGTCTTCGAACACCTCTTTAAAGATGGCATCGAGAGCCTGTTTATCTGCCCCGGCAGCTTCTGCTACTGGGCCAGAATAGAGATAACCTTCATTTTCTAGGATATCTCCTGTTGCCATATCAATGACAACTTTTGTATTAATCCATGTTGACATCTGTGATTCCTTATTGAATCGTTTCCGCTAGTTCAAAGTGTGATGTCTTTAGAAGTTTTAATTTATTCACAACTTGATCACGACGAGATTTCACCTCAGAGGTAATTTTATTCTTTCCTGGATTTTCAAGATTCCAGAGCGATAATAAAAGTTCTGCTTGATCTCTCTTGACAATTAAGTATGGATAGATTGCCTCTAAAAACTCTTTCACACGAGGTTTATTAGAAATACGCCAATGATGAACAACATGCTTCCGTCTTGTATAACCTTTCTTTACAGTGTGTACATTACCATAACCAATTGTATCCATAATCCAGTTCATAAGTCTTGGATCGGCATTAGTTATCATTACTGTTGATTCGTGGCGGTTACGAAAGTCATAATAACCAATCGTACCTTCTCCATCAAATATACCAGCTAGGTATGCTTTTTCTGGTTCAGAGAGTTTATCCTTTAACGAGATATGTGCCACCATTAACCTTTTTTATGTTGAAATAGTTGCCAAGCTGCAGCGGCCCTCTCGTCTAGATTCTTCGGAGCAATTGGTGCTGAGACTGGAACCGAACCACTAGGAGTATCCTGTGGAATGTTGCCAGCTACTCTAGCTACCGTTGTTGCCGAAGCTACCCGACGAGCGGGGTCGATAAAGCTTGAAGTGAATACCTTCCAGAAATCCTCTACAATTGAAGGATCTTGAGCATAACGAGCAGTCAATTCTGGAGAAGACTGAACGAAGCCTGTAAATGAAGAATGAAGCTGACGCTTTGCTTCATCAGTGAGCTGTGAGCCCAAAGATGTCTCAGCGAGCTTAAACAAATTATCTACATTTCTTCGGCCATAATCCTGCCAATAATGATTATTCTGATTCTCCAAATCCCCAGCTCTCTCAAGGAGAGCTTCAAGCTGAGCTGCTTTTTCCTCAAGTGTAGCGAGCCCTGGATAGAGCCCTTTAAACTGATTCTTTACAGTCTCAATTTCTGGATTCTGAGGAGGTTGCTGACCTGTCAACGCACGGACCTGGGCCTGATATCGATCTGCTTCTGCACGAATCTGCGCCTCACGTTGAGCAAACTGTTCATTTGCCTGACGAACTGCTGCTTCTCGTGCTTCACGGATACGGTAACTTGGAACCCAACCTTCCTGTGGTGCCCCTGTCGCGGGTGCCTGCGTAGTGGCTGCTGGTGTCGCTACAGCCGGAGCGGGTGCTACTGGTGTCGCTGTAGCGGGCGCTGGTGTAGATGGTGTCGCGTCTACCTGCGGTGTTAATGTCTGCTGAACTGATTCGTCGGCCATGATTTAGACTCTACCTTTTTTGTCGCGGTTAGTTCCGCGAGAGTTTGCCATTCCTTCTACGACTGTGGCGATTATTAAAAACCTCTAAAAGAGGGCTGAAGGCGATTATGTGAATTCTGTTACTCGGACTGGTCCGGTTCCTGATGCTTTAATTGCATGAATAGCTCCAGTATAGTCATTCATTGAAGATTCATAATAAGTTCCGGCGGCAAGAATATAAGAAAAATTAGTTGTTGTTGTTACTGAGCCCAAAGCAATATAAATCTTACCACCTGTATCATTATAAATGGAATATTTTTTTCTTGCCCCATTTGCAGCAAGAATTACAGTATCGGTTGTTGATAGAGCGGGACTTGTAATTGTTGCTGTTGTAGGAGCAACAAAAGTAATTGGAATTGAGGGGTTTGTTACATTGACATCAAATGTAGTAAGTTGATCACCATTTGTATCAACAATTGCTACATCTGCCGCCCTAGAATTAGTTAAATCTCTGAGTGCTGGTCCAAGTAACATCTTTTATCTCCTTAAATTATTGTGCTAAGAAAACAACGACTACTTGGTACAATGAAATTTCTCCGTATTTCCCGATAGAATTCCAGCTTGGAATTATTGATAAGACATCCTGTGGTAGTATTGTAGCAAGAAAATTATTTAAATCTGCCTGACAAATCGCAACTGTATCATTGATTTGAGCTTTATTATAAACTATTAACGGATAAGCGAATGTACGTGTGCAAATTGCGCTCACAAAGTAACATTTTATTTTAATTTAGTGAGGACCCATACCACCCGGTCCTGCGTTGGGTGATTGTTGATTTCCTTTTGGAATTGACTTAGTTGATCCACTATTCTGGTTACTGTTCTTCATAGCTAAGGCTCCACCTTGTGGTGGAGCTTGCTGAATTGGTTGACCATCTGGTCCAATTGGCTGAGGTGGATTAATAGCCATCTGAAGCTGTTGAAGATTCATGTCAATAACTTGTTCTAGCATGGGATTAGATGCTAGAAGTTCTCTCATCTTATCAGTGTTCAACCACTTTACATGCTCAATCCAATGAATGTGGGGATCAAACCAAGGCTTCACCACAAGTGGGGAAGGACCAGTTGGTTGTTCTGCCCACTTCTCGAAGGCGTCTTGAATCTGAAGGGCAGCCTGGACATGATAATTTAGAGAAGGTACCAAATCTGAGAGGCCAAACTGGGTAAGTAGTGCGTATTTCTGATCAGGATCATTTGGATCGAGTAGTTGTAATTGATTAGCTTGCTCAATAGCCGCACGCTTACCAAGTGCAGTTTTTGGCATATTACTTCCATCTTCAACTTGAACATTAACTTGACCTTGGAGTTGAGCATTTTCAAAGTGCCTAAATGTATAACCACGATTTGGGCCAACCACAGCCCAAGTGCGTTGCTGTGGACCAAATTGTCTTTCTAATTCGAGAGCAGTAGTAAACCATCTACGATACATCTCACCACGAGATTGGAAGACTGAAGTGAAGCGTGATTGGCTTCTTTCAACTAGAAGTTGGAGGGCTGAGAAGGCTTCAACACCTGATGGCTTTTGACCTTTAATAATATCAAAGGCACCACTTAGATCTTCAATGTCCTTTATAATCTGTGCTCTGAATTCAAAGAGGGAAGCATCGAGAGGAACACCTGGAATCCTCTCAGGTTTACCCTGACCGGCAGCAGCTAGGACGTTCCATTTGATAATAAGTCCAGGCTCACCAGTGATATTCTCAATACCAGCATTCTCTGGGATAACCCAAGCTGGGTTGGCAGTACGTTGAACACAAAGCTGAACTAATGAATCTAATTGATTAAGCTGATCCTGCTTCTGAATGAGTGGTGATAACGCACTGCGACCATATAATCTTCCACCAATGTGTTCATATTGAGCGTGCTCGAATGGGAAGATTGGATTTCCTTCAATGTCAGTATAGGGAATTGGTCCAGGTAATCCTTCTTCGGGTGCTTGGAGAAGTGTTGGCTGCTGATCACCAACCACCCTCATTACCAGACCTTTAGGATATTCAGGAGTTGGGCGCATCCAGAGTTCATATTCAGTAACACCCTCAACTGTATGGGCTCCAGCAGCACCCAGATAGGCGAATTGTGATCCTGTGCCAACATCATTGGTTAAAGCTAGAGATTTATAGATTTGAAGTGATCGATCAGTAGGAGACTTCTCCCAAGTGAGCTTTGGAATCAATTCTGGATGGTTTGCCTCGAACCAATGCTTATCGCGCCATCGTAATCTAATGATATATGGTAATTCATCAAATCTAGTAACATTGGGTGGGAAGGCATATTCAAATGGACTAAGTGCCGTAGTCTTACCCTTACCAAAACTAACCCATTCACCAATTGGTTGTGAAGGGGTTGGTTGACCATCTGGTCCCAGAGGGCCGGGAGGTCCCATTGCTTTCTGAAGAAATGTTCCACCACAAACTGGACAATGCTGACCAGCTGCTACAATGGCTTGAGGAGGAGCTACGTTGCCACAGGTTATACATTGTTCATGGGGGACAAATACTCTATTCCATCGAACATCCTTATCCCACGAAGTTTGTAGACAAGCGTTACCACAAACAATAAGCCAGAAATCAGCCTCTCTCATGTTCTGATCCATCATATGTTCCTCATGAATCATGGGGGACATTTGGTCAGATACTTCTGCAGCTGCTATGGACTCAGCATCATCTCCAACAGGTCTTACCTTAACAGCAAGATTGATTGCTCCTAGATTTGTTCTAATAGCCTGAAGGGTTTCTGCCATTTTATTGGTGACTGGTCTAGGAACCCATTTCTGAAGCCTTTTATCAACCCACTCCCTACGAGTTGGATGAAAGGTAATCCACTGGCGATTCATTACATAAAATAAATCTCTAAGCCATTCACGTTCCCAAATCCATCGGTATTCAGTAGATTCCCTCTTGAATGTATTAAAAAGATCTAATAATACGGCCTCATCCCACGGATTCTTAGTAGGTAGTTGTGGCGCTTGTGAGGGATCATCTATAGAATATTGCCCACCTGGAGGTAATCCAGGTTGTGCTCCGGTTGAGAATGTGTTAGGAGGGAAAGCCATCTAGTTATTGATTCTGAAATGGTGAAGAGTATGTTGGAAAACCTAATTCCTTTGCCATTTTTTCCCCGACATCCTCGAACAGATCAGAATTAAATCCTTGTGGAACAACGGGTTGTCTGGCAATCTCAGGAACTGGAATCTTCATTCCATAAACCTTTTCAAGAAGGGAGGCTCGTTCCATTTCCAAACTATTAACTTTAACTCGGAGCCACTCAAAGTTTGCCTGGGTGTTGGCGAGTTGGGTTTTAAGACCATCTCGTTCAGCCTTTAATGACGCCAATTCCTCACGCATGAAATCTACTGTGTCTTTAGAGATGCGAAATAGGTCAAACGATTTATCCGGTAACCACATTAGATTAGACTCCACTGTGTCAACTTTGTTCTAAGCCACCACTGAAACTTTCCTCGTTTTAATATATTCTTTGGAGTTGGGCGAAAAACTCTATTAACACGCGCATTGTAAAGATCCCAGCCTGCTTGAGTTCTAGCATGTAGCTTAATGTCATCTCCCGAATGACATTCCTGCATTAACCAGCTTAATTGCTTTGAACTTAATACTGCGTCTACTGGTAACTGTATTAAATCTCCACCGTAGTTAACCATTATACTTAATTCCACGACCACGCTCCTTTAGTTCCAAAAATCTCCGACCGTATTAGCCGTAATCACAGGTTCCTTATCGAGTTTTCTCATCCTCTTGATGCTCTCTCGAATCTCAGGATCTAATCCACTCAAGTCTCTAATTGGTGTAGCTGAAGCAGGAGGAGCAGTTGGAAGCATCGGCCAAGTCATTACTGCATAACGTAGGCAGTCTGGAAGCTCATCCTCTAATTTATAAACCTTCTCCTTACGAATCTGACCATCCTTAGCTTTATCTGGTGCCCACCTATAAGCCTTACATTGTTTAATCGTCATCGGGCAGAGAGATTCAACAAACCATAACTGTTTTGCGTGGAGCCAACTCTTAACTCTCTCAGTACCTGCTACGACATCATTCTCAGAAGGTTGGCAATAAATCTGATGCTGAGCTAACTCAATCATTGGCTGACGTTCATTACGATTGATAGCATATCTAGTATTACTTGAAGCTGCTAACATCTTAATCGAACCAGCATGTTGAATAAATGATCGATGTCTCTCTAGATATTCTCCAACAACAACCAACCCAAGCTCAGTTGATACTAACTTCACCGCTCCAAAGGGGTGGTCCGCTCCAGTATCGATACCGACCAGAACTTGACGCCAAGATGCAATCTCTGGCCATTCTGGAATGATCTGTTTAATCTGCTCAAGGGTTCGTAGAATCTGGGGATCAACAGCGCCGCCGTATACTGCTCCTTCAAAGACCACAAAGTCTGCGAGATACTCTTGTTGAAACATTGTGGGAGGCATTGATGCTTTGGCATCTGCAATTTCCTCGGCCGAAATAATTGGATTTTCTTGTGTGGCATATCGACATGCCCAATAACCTGGAGTATTTTCTTCCGCCTTAAGATAAAAATTTTTCCAAACCCAATCGAATGACCTTGGAGATGATGTGAATACTGCTGCACCACGACGTTCCGTTAGTGATGGACGAATGACATGCCAAGTTTGTTCTGATAGTTCGCAGGCTTCATCAATCCAAAGATAATCTAAACCTTGTCCACGACCCTGATCTGGATCTTCTAATGTTTGTAAATGAATTAGTGTACCATTCTTAAGTCTAAGATCAAGATATTCAGTACTCCAAGAAGATACCCAATCCTCAGGAATTAATTCTTGCAAAGCTGGCAAAACATACCGATGGAGTTTAGGATTTGTGGGAGCACAGCACCAAATAACAGAATTAGGAATACAAGCTTCTTCAACAGCTGCAATTGCTCCGGCCCTAGTTTTACCTCCACGTCTACCACTTAGAAGTGCAAACCGATGAAAGGTTCTTTTCCCTTTACCACCACAATTTGGACAGACAAGATTCGGAGGATTTTTAAACTCAATTTTACAAGCTAAACAAAGCCGCTGTCTACGGGCATTCCAAAAAGCATCCTGATAATAATGAAATTTAAGTGGTTCAGCAATAGGAAGTTGTGTCCATTTCATTACTTATGCTTTTCTAGGTAGGCAATTAAGGCTTCAAGTCTTGAAGGATCTTCTTCTACTAAACCCAAAACTACATTACAAGGAGAGCATAAAAGTTCTCTTATCTTTCCTGTAATATGATTATGATCTACACTTAGTGCTTTTATCTTTCCAGCTTTTGTATAAGTTTCACTGCGATGACAGATTGCACAAACTCCAGATTGATTCTCTAATAACTTCTGATAATCATTAAAAGAAATTCCAAACTTCTTTTTTAATTCTTTATCTTTAACTACTTCTGGATGTTTCTTGTACCATTCATCAGATCTCGCACGCATCTTTTTAGCGTGTTTACGATAATATTCTTTATTATATTGTTTTGCTTTATCGAGATCTTTATAACCCATTACTTAACTGGTGTTGGAACTGGTGTGTCGTGAATTAAATTAGTTACAGCTACAACTGTACCGATACCACTAGCAATTACTGCATTAACTTCATCTGGGTTTACAACAACTCTACCAGCCTGTGCATTGGTTGCCTGAACACCAATATTTGCAATCTGTGTAGCTACTGATAATTTGGTAGAACCATCTGCGCCTGGAATTAGTTCTGCAAGCTTTACTGCTGCACCTACCCAAGGAGAAATTGGGGCTAGTGGTGTCAATGCTAGAGCAATGGGAGCAATCTTCTCAACTGCCGAGAGCCATCCTGCTAAATTCATAATTAACCTTTGTTCTTACCTTCACCAGATTCACTGTTAGGTGTTTCCTGGCTAAATGGATGAGGCATACGTCCATCATGCTGGGTGTGACCAGCGCCTACAGTTGAAGAACTCTTATGATACTTAGGTTCTCCACCCTCAGGACCATGACTTGATCGAGGTTTTTCTGGAAACTGGCTTACTTGGCCTGCTGTGAAAGGCATGATTAAGGTCGTCCTGTGGTTGGCTGCGGCTGTGGTTTAGATGGCGTTGGGATCTTGGAGCCATCTGGGGCACCAATCTTACTTGAGGTTTCTGGAAAAGTTGCCATTATATCTCCTACTTACCTTCTACAATTGTTACTAGATTAAGTTCCTTGGTCCAGCCATTAGCTTCAGGTTTACCCTTACGCTCTGGAACGGGATCATTACACTCATTTGAACTTGTGATGTACTTCTCATCCCAACCGGCTGTGGTAGGGGTGGCATCTGGGCTAAGATCAAGGCTTGGTCGGCCTTCTCGTTGAATTAGACTCATTATTCTTCACCTTTTAACATGCTCAAGATGAGCGATTAATTGTTTTAGTTGAGGAATTGCTTCAGGTGACATCCAGAGATAATAATGTACTGAAGAATGTTCAGGATTTGTAATTCTTACACCAGCTGCTGTAGGTGATAATATTAAATCTCCCGCACGCGGTTCCCAAGTAAATCTTTCAAGTTTCAATGTTTGATCATTCCTTACCTTTTGGGGCTGATTTTTTTAAGCCATCTAAGGCTTTAGATTGATATTCTTTCTTGCCACCTTGAGCTGCTCGTTTCTCAGATAGCATGATTGCGACGGCTTGATTCTGGGATTTGACTGGTTTGCCTGAACCACCAGACTTTAAGTCACCAGACTTCCACTTCGACATGACCTGATCCCAAGGCAATTTAAGCTACCTCACTGTCAATAATTCTAGGCTTTCCAACCACATGCCCAGTAACTACCTTCATATTCGCTGGGTCAACGGTTTCAATCTTCAAGGCAAGCACAGTAGTTGGTTGCTCTGAAATCCCTTTAGATTCCTGAAACTGCTTAAAAACTGTATGTTTCATGGTTTCCAGAGT